TAAAGATTCAAAGAATGATGATAATTATTATGGTTCTGGCAAAATAATAAAATTAGCTATTGATAAATATGGTATAGAAAATTTTAAAAAAGAAACACTTTGTGAGTGCTTGAGCAATAAAGAGTTAAATAAAAAAGAAAAATATTGAATTGAAAAATTAAAATCAAGAAATAACAATGTTGGTTATAATATTACAATTGGTGGTGATACAATTACAAATTCACCAAACTATAAAGAAAGATGTTTAAAATGTAAAAGGGTTGGAAGTGATAATGGAATGTATGGAAAAAGACATTCAGTAGACTCTATCAAAAAAATGAGTAGTGTTAGAATAAAATATTTTCAAAATGATAAAAACAAAAAGAATCTTTCAGAAAAAAAACTTGGAATTAAAAATCCAAATCATTCTAATACTATGAAAAAATATTATAGTAATATGGAAAACAGAAACAAAACAAGATTTGCTATAAATAAGTACTATAATAATAGATCAGAGGTAGAAAAAGTAGCACATTCAATACGTTCAAAAAAAATAATAGAAAATTTAAAACAAGACAAAGAAAAATGAGATTTATATATAGAAAAACAAAAAATTTCTCAACAAAAAGTATGAACAGAAGATAAAAGAAAAGAGCATAAAAAGTTAATTAAAAAAAGAATGAAATTTATGCCAATTAGTTTTGTAAAGAAAAATAATATTGACATTGATTACTTTATTTCTCTACTAAAAGATAATAATAAAGAAGAAATGTTAAATTTAAAAAAAAAGTTTAATGCAAAAAATATACAGTTTTCAATTAAGTCAATATTAAAAAACTTTGAAACAGTTGAAAATTTTAAAAGGGAGTTAATAAAAATAAATGAAAGTTAATAAGATTTTGAAACCAAGAATAACACATAGAAAGGAGGAATATTATATGCAGTCGACACTCAACGTCGATTGCGGTTAGCGAAATTCTGATGTCAACTGGCGTATGCAACTTAGGTAGTATAAATTTAGTAAAGTTCTGTGATAAAGAAGGAAATTTTAATTTTACTAAATTTATTGATACAATAACTATAGCTATTAGATTTTTAGACAACATAAATGATATATCTAACGTACCCTTGCCAGAATACAAAAAGTCAATGATTGAAAAAAGAAGAGTTGGTTTAGGAGTGATGGGACTAGGTTCATTGCATTATATGATGTGTATTAAATATGGTTCGGAAGAGTCACTAAGAATGGTTAGAGATATTTACAAGATAAAAGCAGAAACTGAACTTTTAACATCAGCATTGCTTGGTGAAGAAAAGGGCTCATTTGAGTTGTTTGAATCAAAAGAATACTTTAACTCACATTGGTGGAAAAATTTAGAAATTTCAAAAGATATAAAGATGTTGATCGAAACTATTGGTCAAATGAGAAATAGTTGCCACTCAGCAAACGCACCAAATGGAAATACATCAATATTTGCTGGTGTTGTATCAGGCGGCATTGAGCCAGTGTATAAAAGAGATTACACAAGATGGGTTATTGTAACTGACAGTGTCAAAAAAAAATTGATTGATAAAGGGTTTAAGATTCCAGATGTTATGGCTGGTGAATGATTTGAAACTGAAGAACTGAAATTCAAAGATGTTTTCGGGGAGCAGATATTAGAAGGGACTTGGGAAGATATTGATTATAGAGTTGACAAAAATAGAGGGTTGACAGAAGCTATAGAAATTAGAGACTATGGATGGAATTGGGTAAAAGAAAATGTGTTTGATGCTGATGAAGAAAGGACATGGGAATTGCTTAATATGGAAGAAGATACCTTTGCAACTATAGAAGAGCTTTCAGTAAATAATCATATAGATGTCTTGAAAATAGTTGCTCATTATACAAACATGAACAGTTCAAAAACTGTAAACATTCCTAATGAATATGGTTATGAAGACTTTAAAAATCTTTACTTATCTGCATGGAAAGCAGGGATAAAGGGTTTGACAACATATAGAGCAAACACAATGATTGCTGTGCTGGAAGAGCAGAAGACCCAAGAATATCAGACAGAGCTTGAAGAAATGTTTATTAAATCAAATGGATATGTAATTAAGAAAGATGTAAAACTTCCAAAAGAATACTATTCAAAAGGTTATATCAGAAAAGATAAAGATAAGAAAAAATGGTATATTAATATTGCTTTTGCTGACAGTAGATATATGAAGCCATATGCAATGTTTATTCATACAAATTCAAAAGAATCAACAGAAGTTGCTGGAAAGGTAATTGAAGATATGGAGTTGCTTTGCAGAACAAAAGGCATTAAAGAAGAATTAATTGAAAAGCAACATATAAAATATGCAGGTCAGTCAAATGTAAATAAGATATCAAGAGCAATTGGACTTGCACTAAGACACAATGTTTCTGTTGTTGAAATAGTTAATGTACTTGAAGATAACCCAGATGGGTTTTCAACACTACTGTTTCATATTAAAAAATTGTTAAGTAAGTTTATTAAAGATGGTACAAAAATAGAAAATGAAAAATGCCCAGAATGCGACACTAATAATATAATATATCAAGAAGGGTGCAAAATGTGTTTAGGGTGTGGATGGAGTGCTTGTGGATAAGGCAAATAAAAATAATTATGGAATCCCAAAATCAATAGGCCTTATAATGAATGAAGAAAATTGGCATATAAGACATGCGGTTTGGGTTTTCCATAATGAAGTGTGAAAAACTAAGGCAGATATATATGAAAAAATTGTTAAAGAAAATTGTCCAGAGTTGTTAGATGCTGCTAAAGAAGAAATAGCTGAAAAAACTATAAAGATAAGAGAGAATTTGATGAAACGACAAAAGCAAATAAAAGAGTGTTATAAAAATAGGAAAATTAATGAGTAATAAAGAAAAAAGAATATTTTATATAGACATCAACAACCCAGATGAATTTGATGTCGAAGAATTAATCAAAGAGATTAAAGGCCAGCCACTAATTACTGATTCGGTAGGTCTTGATTTTAATGAGCTAAAGAATTTGTTTTGTGAGCATGATGACTGAAATGAAGATATATCATATTCAGGAGAATTGATGAAAAAATTGGATTCTACTGGCAGTATGGTAGGAAGTGGACTTACTAGCGATATAATATTGAAAAATATTTTAATGAAAGATATATCATATCCAAAGCAATCAATGAAAAAGTTGGAAGAGGTCAAAAGAAGACTAGAAGAGGCAAGACCAGAAATTGTAAAAGAGATTGAAAATAATATTTATAGGTACGGAGTTAGATACTATCATGACAACGGAATTGTCCAAAGTATTGAGGATGAGGGTAGAGATATAATAAGAGACGTAGTGGTACCAGGATATAATAAACTAGCATTTCATCCAATTGAACGTGAATATGATGATTTTATTGAGAAATGGGCACGTAAAATATATCAAAATGAAGTAAGTCACATTGTATTTTCAAGATTACTTTTTTTGTAGTTCGCGTTATATTATAAATATATTTAAAAGCGGAGGTTAAGATGAAAAACAGGTTACCAGAAAAACAGGTTATTGAAATACTCAATGAGCTAAGAGGTACAAACTCAAAGCTTGACAAAGTTCGTATTCTCAAAAAAAATTTTAGTAACGATTTACTTATTAAAGTTTTGCTATATACGTACAATCCATTTAATAATTATTATATCAGGAAGTTGGAAAAAATCAAAGATGATGGAGACCAACTTACAATTGATAGTTTCATAAAGTACCCAAATAGAAATATCTGGTCAATTAAAGATGCATTCTCATTATTGGAAGACCTTATGGCCAGAAAAATAACTGGAAACGAAGCACTCCAAGAGGTGACAGAAGTTTATCAGATGTTAAATCCAGCAGCAAAAGAATTATTACTGCTTATGTTAGACAGAAGCTTAAGTGCTGGATTTTCAGCATCAACAGTCAACAAAGTATGGAAGGGTTTGATTCCCGAATTTAAGGTTGCACTGGCATCTGGTGAAAAAGATATCAAGCATATTAAATATCCTGCAATTTGCCAACTAAAAGGTGACGGAAGAAGAACTATTGTAATGGTTGATAGGAGTAATTCGGCACTTACAACATTCAAAATATTTACTCGCTCGGGAAAAAGAGATGAAAAACTAGAAACAACTGAATATCTGAAACAATTTGAAAGATTAAGTGAATATGTAAGTGACTCAACGCGGGATATTACTGGTCGCAATTCAAGTAAGCGGTTGGTATTTGATTGTGAAGTAATTATGGAATCTGCTGATGGTAGCCCGATTGATAGAAAAATTTCGAATGGAATTATGAATAGGCTTGAAATTGATAACAAGTATTTCCCACAAATAAAATTCTTAGTTTGGGATGTTATTTCTCAAGAAGATTTTGATAACAAGATTAGTAAAGATACTTATGGCTTAAGATTTGATATTTTATCCCATGCATTGTTAAATTTCAAAAACATAAAACTTATTCAATCACAGTTTGTAAATTCAATTGATGAGGCAAAAACAATTGCTGCAAAATACATTGAAGATGGATACGAAGGTGCGATGTTAAAAAATATCAATGCTGTTTATGAAGGTAAAAGAACAAAGAATCAAATAAAAATCAAGGCAGAAAGGGAAGCTGATTTAGTTGTTACGGGTTGGCAAGAAGGGACTGGTATTATGAAAGGTTATATGGGAGCCCTTATCTGTGAATCATCGGATGGAAAGCTTAAGGTTAATATTGGTTCAGGATTTTCACACAATGACAGAGGATTTGAAATTGTTGATACTGCTACAATGGAGACAAAGAATGTTCAATCTCCATTAGATAAAGATAGAATTATTGGCAAGGTGATAACTGTAAAATATAACGAGGTAATTCAAAATGCATCAGGAGACCACAGTTTATTCCTTCCGAGATTTGTAGAGATAAGAACCGATAAGAATGAAGCTGACAAGCTTGAGAAAATAATTAACGAAATTTAATCGCTAATAGAATATATTTATAGTAGTAGTAATTAATTATAAAAAAAACAAAAAACTAAAAAAAGGAAAGATTATGTTACCAACAAAAGAAAAGAAAATAATAATTGAGAAGATTTGGAACAACTGGTATTCAATTACTGTAATGGGCAAGAGAAATTATAACAAGCTGATAGATGTTCTTGGTAAACCTGCAACATATTATTATAAATCTATTAAGCAATATCCAGATGAATGTGAGATATGGTCATTTGTTGCAAATAATAAACAGATTAGTAATGTAAAAAGCTTACTTGCTTAAATAGTAGTCTAAGAAAAATTTATGAAAGAAAAAATAACAATAACAGAATATTGAATAAACTCAGATGATTCTGGTGCAATTTGATGAACAGAGCCAACTACATCTACTGGTGGAGATGTTAATATTTTAATAGAAGAGAGTAAAGAAGATATGGAATTAGAAAAATTTTGTGGCAATTGTGGAATGCCAAGACATAATCGTAATTTGTATTGTACAAATTGTGGCAGGAAATATCAAGTAATAAATAAAGAAGTAAAAGGTGGTGATGTAAACAAACAAAGCGATAATAAAAAAA